GAACGTAGCTTCCTGCTGCAGTGGATTGGCGACATGCCAAAGGACAACCGCGAGGCTTTTTGCGAAGCATTCCGCTCGCAGTTTGGCCTCAAACCCAACGCTAAGGTTGCCCCGGCAATCACAAGTAAAAAGCACGAGGCTTGGATTCAAGCCGTCATGAATGAGTATGCCTGATGAAAAAGACCCAATCCAAAAGCGAATGCACGAGGGTTACGCCTCAAATGTGCAAAGGCCGGAGACTGTCCAAAAGACAGAGCAAGCCAAGCAAGATGACAGGCGGCGTGCTCAACACTTTCAGGTTCGGCTTGGCAAAGAGCTAGCCGACCAGTTGCAGCATTATGCAGACGCCCATCACCATGGCGTCAGAAATGCTGCTCTCAAAATGATCCTTTCCAAGTTCTTTAACGGAAAAAATGGCTGACTTCGCACCCGACGCCTTCAACATCTGGGGCAATTTCAACAAAGACCAAAAAAAAGACGGCCATTATTGGGCAGCCATGGAAGTGCCTGTTTCTGAGCTGCGCAAGATGGTTGAATGGGTCAAGACCGCAGAGCGCTGCGAAAATCAAAAAGGCGAGGAATGCGTCAAGCTCCGCGCCAACCTGATGCCGCGTCAAAGCCAAGCGGGCAACGACTACCTGCTGATGGCCCTCAGTGATGCCAAGCCCCGCCCCGCTGACAAATCAGGCGCTGACTTTTAATCTTCATGATGAACGAGAAACTAGGAGCGCCCCGCGCTCCTTTGTTTATGTCGAAGCCAACCATGAAGCAGGTCGAGAAAGACGGGCTGCTGCTATGGGAGCTTTGCATTGGTGGGACTGTCAGGTATTTCCGGGAGGACTGGAAGGCCCGATACCATTTTGAAAGTGCCCTGCGGTACTACCGCACCAAGATTCTTGGCAAAGGCTCTTAGTCCCAAGTGGCAATCTTGGCGTCGAGTTCCCCGATCCTGCCCACGGCTTGACTGAGCAGTTTTGACTGGTGCCAGCTCTGCCTAACCAGTGAAACGCAAAGCGTCTTCAATACTTCTTCGTCTTGGCAGTTCTGCACTTCTCTGACGCTGCGCTCAATCTCTAGCTCTTCGTGCAGGGAGGGGGACACCTGCATCCAGTCTGCCCAGCCCATCAGATTGTTTCAGAACCTTTCGTTCTGAATGGTAAGCAGCGTTTTTGTGCATGTCCATGGTGTCTCTGACCCAAGGGACCAGCCATTGGTCAACCTGTGCGCATCTTTCCCAGTTCACCGGCTTGGCGCACTGAACGACAACAGTCGTCCAGAACGCGCTGATAAAAGCCCAGAGCCAGTACCAATCAGCCACGGATAAAGATCATCCAGCCGGTGCCTGGGCCATCAACTAGCCACCTGTAATTGAACTCGGACTGACGGATTCGCACTGACTTGCCAGACCTTGATTGGTCATGGCCGCCCTTCTGCATGAGCGGATAGCCCATCGGATCGTGAATCACCCAATATTGGTCGCCGACAGGAGAGTGCTTCCCTTGGTAGCCCGTGACAAGTGCCCAGTGACCACATGTAAGCGAATTGCACTTGGGCGGCTCACCTTTGGTCAGATCACCAGCATGGAGATAGCCAACCAAAACCGCAGCGCCACGAGAGATGGACTCTTCGATCATCTCCGGCGTACCCTCTTTAGTGAACTCCACATCCAAGCCCAAGGCCCGGAGCGTTTGGAGCTGGGCGTTAACGCTGGTGGTGTCGCCGTGATGGGCCAGGTGGTAGATGTATTCGTTATCTGAATCGACCAGACCGGCGCTGGCTGCGAGCATGGCGGCGGCGGAGGCAAAACATTCACGCCATCCGTCTTGCCCGTTGTCGAGTTGCTGGAAGTAGGGAACAAAAACCTCTTGGTCAATGCCAGCAGCCCGCCACGCCTCGAACCACTCGCTGTCTTCCTGCAAAAGCTCAGCAGGCATGGCCTCTTGTAGGGCTGCGACGCCAGCCAAGTGGTAGGGCGAGTCATCGCGGAAGTGCTGGAAAAAGGGCAGCAAACTCAGCACACCCAAAAAACCTACAGACGGCCTGATGATGCCTGGCCACATGCGCTCTCGCCAGCTGTGTATCCGGCGATGAAAACCAGCATTGAACTGCACAGCAGCAGCGTGACCGCGCCGCCTGCAACGAACCAACCCGTCAAGGAAAAGACGGACATTTTCATTTTTCAACTCTCGTCTCCGGGTACATGGCCTTGACCACAAACGACACAACCTGATCGTCGATTTGCGATTCGGTCGATTCGGCGTAGGCGGTCAGAAGATCGACCACCAACTTTTTCACCCCTTCCGATTGCAAAAACCGAAACAGGATTGGGCGGATCAAAAGCAGCATGGTTAGGCCTTGAACTGCACTAATACGTTAGTGCCTATCTGAATGGCCTTCCAGTCGTGCCACTGAACGCTCCAATTCGTTCAATCTGGCGAACACTTCAACATCTTTGGTCTTGATGTCATCGTGCAAGATCTGCAATCTGCTGGACAGATTGTCCACGGCAGTGGTTAGTCGCACCAAGGAATCGCGACCCTGTTGGCTTTGACGGTTAAGACCTGAAACGCCCAGGCCAGCTACGGTGACGCTAGCCCCGGCAACGGCGGCCCAGACTTCAACCATGACCCGCCCCTAACGCTTGCCCAATCATGGCAGAAACCAAGGAAGCGCAAAGTCAAGAGCAGGAAGAGCAGTCCAGTGGGCGTTTGGGTGATTTCGTCAGAATCACCATCATGCTCTGGGCCATGGCCATCATCACGGCCAACTACCTGGGTTACTTCAAAGGATCAATCGATGTGACTTTTTCGGCGAGTTTGTTGAGTTCAACCGCTGCTAGCTACGGCTTGACCATGAACAGATTGGGCAAGAAGAAAGAAGAGAAGAACGTTATCGTTGAGAAAGATTCCAAAGCTGGCATCAAATGACCCGCGCACTTTTGGTATTGGGAATCACTTTGTTGGCTGCCCCTGCCCATGCTGATCTGCGGCATGTGATGACCCAAAGCGCCCAAATCTCGGTGGACCAGGCCTACAGCTCGGCCACTCGTGGTGGGACGACGTACAGCAGTCAAGGAACCAACGTCACCCCATCAGTGACTGATGGAGGTGTGACGACCAACAACCGCATCGGCGGCTTGGACATGTCCACCATCACCAGTGGCGTGCCGGACATCGTGGACACGAACTACGACGTGACCACCGCCGGTTCGGCGTATTCCATGACTGAATCGCTAACAGTCGGCGATTCAATTCCAAGTTCCGGCACCACCGTGACCAACGGCGTTGTGCCCACATTGCCGATCATGGCCACAACGATCACCGGAGCCGGAGGCGAGGTTGGATCGCTAAGCGCCTCAGTGACATCGAGCGGCCAAGCAACCGTCACGGCTGGTGATGCAGGCACCTCGGCCATCCTGTCCACCAAGATCGAGCTGGAAATTGACTAGGGCTTGGCTGCTGGTTTTGCTGCTGCCTAGCTCTGCTATGGCCGCACCAATCGTTCCCCAGTTCACCCAAGGCCAGCTCAATTCGCGGGTTGAGTCGAGCACGGTGATCCAGGAATCCATCACCAGCTACAACTACCGAACCGGCTACAGCTATTCAGCAGCAGGTCACAACGTCGAAACGGTGGGTGATGTGCCCATCTCTCCTGATGCCACCGTCACCAACAATCAGACCGTCGGTGGCGTGAACTTTTCCTGGACTAGCCCCCACCTTGAAACCAAGCCCCAATGGCAAGTCGTCAATCCTGGCGAAAGCTGGAGCATCACAGAATCGTTCATGGCCCCTGGCCTAGACGCAGTGACACAGGTGCAAAGGACCATCACCACAGAAACCGTAAGCGAGAGTACGTCGGTGTTCTCGCAATAATTGCTGCGCTCGGCAGTCCTGCCTACGCGAACACAACAGTGGCAAACCCCAGCTCGACTTCGACGGGCTCAGTGGTCAACAATGCCTACCAAATGATGACGGGACCGCATCCGATTTACCGGATGTCGCAGGGAATTCAGTGCCCAGGTCCAACACTTACGGTGTCGCCATTCATCACGGGCAGCAGAAACTACGACCTGCCGTTTGAGTCAACAACCAAGACACCTGTTTATTCAACAGCAGATGCCGATGACAACGGCGAACCTGATTCCCCAGGCAAGGTGCTCTACTACTCAGAGCTGCCACGTTTTGAGAAGGACCGACGCTCTCTGAACTACGGCATCACGGCGACATTCAGCGTGCCACTGGATCGTGGTTTGGCCGATCAGTGCAAGCGAGCCGTCAACACAAACATCAAATTGCAGGAGCAGTTGCTAGCCACTAAACGCTTGGAGCACGAGTTGTTTAGGGCTCAAAAGTGTGGAGAACTGGCCAAGGCAGGCGTGCAATTTACGGGTCAAATGTCGGTGGTGTGCAGTGACCTAATCGTCACAGTGCCGCCGGTTAAGATGGCGCCCCACACGCACGCTATTTCCGCGCCTTCCGCTGCGCCTGCTTCCTCAGGAAAGTAGAGGGCCGCGCCTCTTTCTTGCGGGTCACAATCTCTTTCGCCTTGGTCAGCAGCTTCTTCACCACGGGCTTGATGATCCGCACCAAGAACGGCGTGCTGAGCGCGGCAGTGGTGGCCACCACCGCAATGCCTGCGGTCTGTGCTGCCTCGTAAGGCGACGGGATTGCCTTGACCAGCTGTTCTGTCACAGGACC